TAATTGTCAATCATGACCAGGCCAGAGATTGGGTAGTGGCCACCGGTGAATCACGAACTGTGAGAGAACTCTGTGAATATACCTTTTCTGCATTGGGTCTCAATTATCAAGACTATGTGGTACAAAATCAAAAATTCATAAGACCCGAAGAATTGCGATATCTCAAAGGTGACAGTTCTGAAATTAGATCTATATTGGGATGGAAACCCAAGTATACTTTTGAAACTATGCTAGACGAAATGATCGGCCATTGGGATAGTCGTATATAATGAAATTAGTTTATTTGATAGGAAGTTGTATAGAATTTAACAACGACTATGTAGTTAAATGGAGTTCGCAGCGCAGTCATTTCAATGAAGAACAACGACTAGCACAGACAATAGAATCTGTTCAAAATATCAAAAGCAATGATCCAGATGCTGTGATTTATCTAATTGATGCCAGCGAAAAGGAATTTCCTGAACTTGTAGAATTACAAGCACAAGTAACAGAGTTTCGATATGTACAATTGCATAAGTTAAATCCTACATTAAGTACTACAGTTAGAACACATAGATCGAAGTCCCATGGTGAATGTTTGATATTTTTAGAATTCCTTAGACATCACAAAGAAGAACTTCGTGAGTTTGATTATATTGTCAAACTCAGTGGTCGTTATCAGATCAATCGATCAACTTACACTAAGAATTTCTTAGATACTAATAGAGACAAGTTTTATTTCATAGGCCCCTATTATTGGACATGGGATCAATGGAAACATATAGCAGATTTTACACCTAAAGATCTTGTCTACGAAAACCACACCAAAAAAAGTATATTGACTATGTTATATGTGGTGGGACAACAACTGTTAGATCGATGGGAATTATGTTTAGCTGCGGCTGCTAATCTCACAGATTATACACAAAAGATGCATTTTATCGATATAGAGTTTGTATTTTACTATATATTGAAACAGTTTAATTTGTGGAACAATGTTGAATTATTGCCATGGCAAGTTGATGGATTTTGTGGCGCTACCGGGGTTTTTCGTTATATAAAGATGGATCGATTTCAAGCTGAATCGCAGTATCCTGTACAGATGTTCGGTTATATGCCAGCATATATGGGCAATACACGATATGGATTTAGAAAAAAATTTCCTAAACGAGTAGCTGTAAGTTTCGACAATTTAAACACAGATATGTCGGCAGATTATCGTATATTAGTACAGTGCGAACCTCCGCATATTTGGAGTGCATTTCCGCAGATGATTAGGGAAAATTATCAAAATTATGATTTGGTATTAACTTATAATCAATCATTGTTTGATTTACCTAATCATAAGGAGTTTGTGCCAGTGGGATGTTTCATTGACGAATTGCCATTGGAAAAAACCAATCAGATCAGTTATATAATGAGCAGTAAAATCATGACCAACGAACATCGTATGAGATTCATGATACTGCGTCGAGTCGAAGAACGAAATCGCATTGGCGAATTTGATTTTATAATGCACAGAAATCCACCTGAGATTGACAGCAAAAATAAATTTTTTGTCAATGCCAAATTTCATATTACCTGTGAAAATGCCTTGATGAATAATATGTTTTCGGAAAAAATAATCGATTGTTTTAGGTCAAGAACTATACCGATTTATTATGGCTGTTTAAACATAGAAAAATATTTTGATCCTAGAGGTATTATAAGATTTACAACCATTGAAGAATTTGACAAAATTTGCAGTGAAATTACACCTGAATGGTATGATGAAAGACTGCCTTACATAGAAGAAAACTATCAACGAGCTAGAGAATACTGGGAAAAGTCAGTATTTGAAAGAGTAGAAGATATCATTGAAAAAGAATTGCGTAGAAAATTTTCTAAATACGCCAAAGAGGACCACTTATGAGAACAAATGTTATTATAGTAGATAATTTTTACAGTAATCCCGACAGTGTGCGTTTATTTGCATTACAACAGGAATTTACTGTTACAGGAAATTACCCTGGACGAAGAACTAAAACCTGTTTGAATCAAGGCACTAAAGATGCAGTACAGTCTGTATTATGGAATGCTGCAGGTAAGATTGTTGATTGGCACGAACGAGATGGTCTAACTGGTAGTTTTCAATTAACTACTGCCAGTGAAAGAAGTTGGATACATACCGATCACCATAATACCTGGGCAGGAGTTCTTTATCTCACACCGGATGCTCCTATTAGTGGTGGTACTGGTCTATTTAGATATCGAGCCAATGGGGCTAGATATGCACACGAAATACAGGCCTACGAAGCACAAGATTTAACCAAATGGGAAATGGTTGACAGGATAGGCAATGTCTATAATCGTTTAATACTTTATCGTAGTAATATGTTTCATAGTAGTTTGAATTATTTTGGATCTACTCCTGAGGATGGTAGATTGTTTCAACTATTTTTTCTAACTACACAATACTAATGTCAATTCATCAGATTAATGATTTTCTAGAGCCAGATGTTTTAGAAGGTCTGCGAAATAAATTTCGAAACAGCAATGTTTTTGAAATTAATTATATGGGTCGATGGGGTTCAGGACTAGAAAAAGGCAGCTTGAGTCCTGTGTTAATTTTACCATTGGATGAATATAAGTCTTATTTTAAGGAAAAATATCAACGAATTGATCCAATATTTGCTGAATATTCAAACTTAGTTTGTTATATGCATATATGGTTACCTGGCAGTCAGATTAATTGGCATCACGATGGCGATCAGGCGAATTCTAGAATCAGTAGTACAATTTATATCAATGAATATTGGGACAGAAACTGGGGTGGTCTGTTTCTTTATCATCATCCTGTATTAGGTCAAGGATGGACTTTCCCTATGTCTAATACTTGTATATGGTTTATACCGCCTCTGTGGCACGGAACTTCGATGGTTACACAGGCTGCAGAATTTCCTAGACTCAGTATTCAATTGTTTTTTAATCGATGACTTTGAGATTATTTTCCATGATGGACATTTTATTTTGTAAAATATTTTCATTTACCATATTCCATAGTCCTGGATGCATGGGTCTAGGATAATGGCCACTTTCTACCCAAGCCCATCCTATATGTTCGTGATTTAATTTTGGGGTAAATTCTCTGTCTGCACTGGCCCAAAATGTGTGATATTCAAATTTGTTATCAGGACTGGTGAATTTTTCCAACGGTCGTAGATCAATGTAGGTTGGCATAAATCCCAGTTCTTCTTGACATTCCCTTGTGATAGTGTCTAATAGACTTTCATTGGATTCTTGTTTGCCTCCGGGTAATCCCCAGCAACCAGGATTTTTAGTGCTATTGCGCAACAGATAAAGATATCTATTGGTTGATTGACTATAAAAATAGATACCAACTGCTTTTACAATATGATGTTCCATGCACCACCTGAATATAGACCATCGATACTTTTGACCCAAGTAGTACCAGTCCATTTGTATTGTATTCCGGTGACAAGATTGGTTACATATTGAATATCGTCTCTGTAACGACTGTCAAACATTACACGCCATTTTAATCCATCAAATTCAATGATGTCGTTGGCTTCGGCATATAATGGTTGTCCGTTAGTTCCCAACCAAGCCAAGGGATTGCTGGTGTTAGATCTATCACCTGTGCTTTCTGTTAGTAAATATCTTTGACCTATCATGCTGGAATCTAACCCATCTCCTGGTGCGCTCAGTAAAGGGTTGATAATGGCATCAATTGGTTGCAATGTATTAGCTGGTGCTGTGTCGGGGTCGATATTATAAATTAATAACCGGTCATCGGCAGGATTGATACTTATTGTACCTACTATTTCTTTGTCGGGTTCTAGAGGATTACTCAGTGTTATATAGCTAATTCCTGGCCTTAATACACCATAAGCAGCTAATACTGCTGGCCAAACAATTTGTGGATCTTCGATGACTGGAAATGAAAATGGTAAAAGATGTCTCGGCCCATTATCAATTGTTGCATTACTGTTTAATACTTGCAGTTGACCATTTAGAAGCAAGACTTGATAGTTATAGGGAGTAATTTTCAGCCTTGTACCTAATAATAAGTCATTATCAGTGATGGCATTAGCCAGATCTCCACTGCCGTCATAGACACTGGCTATTATTCTTTCTACCACTCCCAATTTTCTTATCTTAGCCGGGCTGCTGATCCAAATTGGAATTGTAAAAATCATAGTCATTATATCAATGGGATTTTCTGTGCCCACTGGAATCGTTCTATTAGACCATTGCACTCTTTGTAAATCTATTACACTAAGGCTAGTCCAATCTATATAGTTATCTGTGCTTTGTATTTCCAGACTAGGATTAAACAATGTGGATATCTGCTCGAACAACTGCATTTTTTGATTGGTATTGCTGGTCCATATGTCTAAATTAATAGTCATGGTATATGGAACTGGCATTAATCTTTCTATAGTAAATGCATTACCTTGAGTAGTTTCGTAACTGTCTGTATTGGAATCGTAAGTTCGTTGTCGAACTTGCATTTTGTTGACATGATAAGGTTCTTGAATACGGCCACGATCATAAGACATATCACTGATATAAAATGTCATCAGTGGAGTAGAGGGCAAACTATTTGCACTGTTATTTTGTAGAATAGTTTGTGCCTGTCTGCTGGCATCACCATATCGAACAGGTACACGAATAAGGTCCTTGTTGCCTTCTGGGTCTCGACCGTATTCAACTTGAAAATTACTAAGCAGTCTTGTGAACTGCAGTAAATATCTTCTTATCTGTTCGTCGTAAAAGAAACTTTGAATTTTGTGTCTCCTGTGCTAGTGTATATATACAATCAATTTTCGGCTTTTTTTTAACTAGATTTCTGTCTCGGCTGTGTCAATGGATAAGGATTGGCCGATTTATTACCACCTTGATTACCGTTATCGGCTAGAGGTTTAAGTGCTTCGCTGAGACTCTGTCTACTGGGTATATTGCCTTGATCTGTTGTATTTGTTGTATAGGTATTGTTGACAAAACTGCTACGCAATGTATCTACGGTATTTCCAGGTGTAAGTTGTGTTCTTACGCTGTCTTCGATTTTAATCCACCTTGACCCGTTATATCTAAATAACCTATTAGGAAAGTAATCTAACCTGAGACAATAATTTCCTACTACAGGATTCAATGGAAACTGTAGTCCTGCAGTGACCGGTAAGCCATTTGGTGCAATACCGTCGCCGGTCAAGTAGCCTGCTGTATAACCGTCTGTTCTTGGAGTATCTTCTAAGTTAACTACAGTTCTGCTGGCGTCTGAAGCCGTATAGTCTGCTGTATAAGTGTCAGGATCGCCCAATGTTCCGTCTAAATTTGTTGGCAAAATCCAAAATCTCACCGTGTCATAACCACTTAGTGGAACTTCGGCTTCGGCCTGGAGAATTATGGCATCATTGAGCTGTAGATCTTTTGGTCTTGTACTGATTTTATCTTCGATAGTAGATGGGTCTGTCTGTTGCCAATAAGTTGTATCTGTGATGTCAATACCCGGAGGTACAGGTTTAATTGCAGTATAATAAACATCACCGGCATTGACCACAGAACCTTGAGGATAAAAATTGCCATTATCCCAGATCTGTTCGGGCATAAAGGGTTTGTCTAAAATATCATTATATTCTTGTGCATTAACTAAAGGTGTTGCCTTAACACGCCAAAGGTGTGGTAACCAAGTTTGACTAAATCCTTCGCTGGCATAAGCTGCATCTTGAATAACATAATACTTGGGTAATGCTTTTGGTATGGTACTATCCAGGGGATAATAATCTTTCAAGTTAGGAACTTCGATAACATCTCCACTCATCAATTTTCTACCCAACAAATCTATCATATTGTTGAAATGAAAAGTAATAAACAATGTGTCGTTGTTTAGAAAAAGTCCAAACTGTGTTAGATCAAAATCTATGTCCTGAGTGTTATATACACCACGCAAAATATAAATGTCAGCGTCATAGGCACGATCTCTGTTTTCCAGTAGCAATAGATCTTCTATAAACAAAGGATTACTTTCGCTATACTTAGGTAAGGTAGCATCATTATTGCCTTCTTCACCGGCAACTTTTGGACCTAGATATTTGTGTACAAAAATATCCAATCCTCCCACGGTATACATTTCTTTGATTGTGCGATCTAAGAATTGATAGTCGTTGGTTCGGTTTGGTCTATATAAACTAAGTCTTGGCATAAATGTATTTATGGTTTGACAGCAATGCCAAGACCTGTTACAATAGCTGTTCGCTGTGAATTTTTGGAGAATTCAATGTCTACTAGTGTAAAACTGCTGAATCCACGCAATGCCGATACCAAATATATTGGACTAGAACCCGATTGGCAGCAACAGCCTGCTGAGCACAAACGGCAAAGCCTAATTACTAGAGCATTCAATTTTTACAATTATTTTTACAATCAAAAAAATGCCAAAGAAATGATTGTCACATGGCTGACAGCCAACAAGCGGAAAAAAGATCTAGAGATTGTTAACCGTATTCCTGACAATGATATCATTCCTACATTGGGATGGATTTGTAGAATGAATACTGTCGGCCTTGAACTTACGAAACAAGAAACGGAAACCGTAGAAAAATTGCTTCAAGATCAAATCACAGTATACCGGCAAAAACATCAAAAACAAGAACAAAAAAAGGCCAAAGGGCAATCTAACTCTGTTGCTGTTGCGCCCCCTGTGACTATTCAGGATAGATTGCGTGAAAAAATCATTGAATGTGCTGGTGATATCGAAGGTAATTTAGACGATTTCATTGCTAATAAATGTCGTCAAGTAGAAAAATTTTCGCCATTGGATTTGTTTCGCGCTCGTAACCTCAGTCCACAATTGATCGGGATGATTGCTCAAATATGGCACGCAAAAAAAGCAGAATTGGAACAAGTGCAAAAAGCTCGCGATAGCCAACTAGTAGAAGGTTACAGTAATTTCAATAAAACAGAACTGAAAAATCTTATTAAGTTTGCTGATCAAGTAATCAATGACTGTGCAAGCTATGTACAGATCAAGAAAGTTGAACGAAAGCCTCGAGCTAAAAAGCCAGTCAGTACCGAAAAACTTGTGGCTAAATTTCGATATTTGAAAAATTTCGGTCAATTTAAATTGGTCAGCGAATCACCGACCAAATTGGTCAATGCCAGCGAAGCTTGGCTTTTTGATACTAAAAAGCGTAAATTAATCCATGTTGTTGCTGATAGTCACAGTGGATCATTTACAGTTAAAAATACCAGTATCATTGGTTTTGATGCGGCCCAAAGTCAGCAGAAAACTCTGCGTAAACCAGCAGAACAATTGAAAGCATTTATGGCCAGTGCTAAACCAGCAATGCGAAAGTTTTTTAAAGATATCAAAAGTGTCGAAACCAAGTTCAATGGCCGTAGTAGCGAGGATATGGTAATTCTGAAAGCGTGGTAAGCCATAAATACTCTGTGTAGGAGTACATTATGATCGAAACTGCGGAAACATTACAGAACCTCAAACAAAATTTATTTGATTATGTTAGATTATTGCTAGGTGATCAGATTGTGGATATTGAATTAGATCCAGAGCATTATGAGATTGCCTATCAAAAAACCATTGGAGTATACAGACAGAGAGCCAATGCTGCCTATGAAGAAAGTTATAGCTTTATGGAATTGGTCAATGATGTTAACATTTATACTTTACCACAGGAAGTAGTACAGGTTAGACAGATTTTCCGTAGAACTTTCGGTATTGCCACTGGTCCTTTTGGCAGTAATTTTGACCCATTTAGTCAAGCACAGATGAATGTTTATTTAATAAACTTCAATCAAGCAGGTGGATTAGCTACCTATGATTTCTATACACAATATGTAGAATTGGCAGCAAGAATGTTTGGTGGGTTTATCAATTATACTTGGAATCCAGTTTCTAAAAAGTTACAATTAATTCGTGATCCCAAAGGCAATGGTGAAGTTGTGTTGTTATGGACTTATAATCTCAGGCCCGAAATTAACTTGTTAAGTGATTTTCAAATCAGCCAATGGATTAAAGATTATATGGTCGCTGTTTGTAAAATGATAATTGGTGAAGCCAGAGAAAAATTCGCCTCTATAGCAGGTCCGCAAGGTGGCAGTCAACTCAACGGTGCTGCAATGAAAGCCGAGGCACAGGCCATAATGGATGCCAAAATACAAGAATTAGTAAATTATGTAGATGGTAGTCAGCCTCTTACTTTTGTAATCGGCTAAACTGACAATATTATTGCTGCAAGATTTCTAGTATAATTGCGATTATGCGCGATTGTATGATAGATATTGAAACCGCAGGTACCAACAAAGATGCTTGTATTCTCACTGTGGGTGCACAGATATTCGATCCTTTTGTTTCGGGATATTCAGAGCAAAGTTATTACGCTCGTATAGATATTGACAGTCAACCCAATCGATCTATAGATCAAAGTACTATAGATTGGTGGAGTCAACAGCCTCCTGGCAGCTTAGAAGAAGCAATTGGCGGCAAAGATCGAAAGCCTTTACAACAGGTATTGATAGAACTCAGTAGATTTATATTTCATTGCGATCATGTCTGGGCTAATGGTATTAGTTTTGATATGAACATCTTAGAAGATGCATATAAAAGCTATAAAATAGCATTACCATGGAAATATTATCGAGTTCGTGATGCCAGAACTATATACGCATTGTATCCCGGATTGGAAAAATTACCAGCCAGTCACAATAGTTTAGAAGATTGTCAAAGACAAATTCGACTATTACAAAAAACCATAAGTTTTCTTCAAATTAAAACAATGTTATGACTATTATAGCTATTTCGGGGTTGATCGGCAGTGGCAAAGATACTGCTGCTGAATATCTTGTTCGCGAACGAGGTTTTGTCCGTACCAGTTTTGCTGCTGCCTTAAAAGATTCTATTGCGGATATATTTCATTGGGATCGTATTCTATTAGAAGGTCTCACTGCAGAAGCTCGAGAATGGAGAGAACAAGTAGATCCTTGGTGGAGCAGTAGACTCAACATGCCCAATCTTACACCAAGATGGGTACTACAGTATTGGGGCACAGAAGTTGCCAGAAATAATTTTCACCAAGACATTTGGATTGCCAGTCTAGAGAAAAGACTCACTGGCAGTCAAGATAATATAGTGATTTCGGATGCCAGGTTTCTCAACGAATTTGCTATGTTAAAACAATTATCTGCCTATACCGTTTGGGTTAAAAGATCGCCGTTTCCTGATTGGTATTATTTGGCAGCTAAAGCCAACCAAGGTTGTCAAGTATCTCAAACTCAATTACAAAAACTAGGCATCCACAGCAGTGAAACTAGTTGGGTAGGGTATCAGTTTGATAGAGAAATTCAAAACGATTTCACTGTAGCTTATCTTTACCAATGTATCGATAATCTTCTTGAAGATCTCCGATAATCCAGGGATTATCAAGTCTTTTGACTTCTTCTAAACAGTTGAGACAAATAGTGCGTAAATTACTATGTGTAGTATTGAGTAAATTACCATCACAGAATACCACTAATAATTGACTTTGATATCTTGACCTAAATCCGCAGCGGTCGCAGTTTGTTTTTTTCTTATACCCCGACGACTGCCATTTTGGCACCGGCGGTTTTATTTTTTTATTTCTGGCAATACAAAAATCACATCTAGAACGATAGTAAGTTCTGTTTTTGTAACGATAATTCACTGAACAAGGACGCTGCTGACAGATTTTGCAGATAGGGCGCATATAAAACCTTTATAAAGGTATTTATAAACCCTGTTTTTTCCCTACATAGTATAAATATTAGAAAGTTATTAAAGGAGCCAAAATGGCATTAATTAGTCCAGGCGTACAAGTCACAGTAATCGACGAAAGCACATATATACCAGCAGCAACCAATAGTGTCCCCTACATACTTATTGCCACTGCACAGAATAAAATCACCCCATCAGGAGAGGGTGTAGCAGCAGGTACTCTAGCAGCTAATGCCAACCGTGTTTACTTGATCACAAGTCAGCGTGATCTAGTTAGTACATTTGGCAATCCATTCTTTTATAAGACCACAACAGGAACACCTATCAATGGTTATGAGTTAAACGAATATGGATTGTTGGCTGCATACAGTTCATTGGGTGTTAGCAATCGAGCATATGTTCAACGAGTTGATGTAGATTTGTCACAATTAACAGCTAGTTTGACCAGGCCAGTGGGCGAGCCCGATAATGGCACAAATTGGTTAACTTTGGGTCCAACGGCTTGGGGTTTGTTTGAATGGAATCAAACCACTGGTGTTTTTACAATCAATGTGCCGTTAGAAATTACCGATACTGCAAATTTAACAGCTGGAGTTCCCAACAGTGATTACGGATCAATTGGTGATTATGCAGTGGTTACAACTAACACTGCTAATCCCATGTACTACAAAAATGGTTCTGTTACTGCAACACAAAGCAATGCTACCGAATTAACTGACCTTTATAATACCTGGGTATTAGTGGGCAGTGATGCCTGGAAACTTAGCTGGCCTACTTATCAGGCCACAAACACTTATACCGGTACTTTAACTGCTGGTGCTGAGATTTTTATCAATGAAACTTCGGTTTTAGTGCCAGCTAGTCCTGATAATACAGTTACAGGACTTAGTGATGCTATTAATACTGCTGCTATACAAGGTGTTTATGCAGCAAATATTGATGGTAAACTCAGTTTGTTTGCTGATAGCAGTGCCGAAAGCGACGGCAGCACATTAGATGGCGGTATCCGTATTGAACAAGGCAACACCGGTGGTAGTTCTACATTAATAACAACCTTAGGCATCACGGTTGGTACATATCTCTGTCCAGCTTTACAACAAAGTGCTAACTATACAGTGCCAAGATGGAGAAGCGGCGACACTAGTCCAAGACCCACAGGTAGTATTTGGAATAAGATTACTCCTGTAAATCTTGGTACTAACATGATTGTCAATAAATGGAACACTATATTAGGTGCTTGGGTACAACAAAATGCACTGGTCTACGAAAATGATCAAAGTGCAAATAAAACATTAGATCCATCGGGTGGCGGGTTGAATATTCCACTAGGAACTACATATACACAATATAACGTTTCACCAGAAGAAAATCTCACTACCGGCGATTTCAATAACACTTATACTTTGCAACTTTTTGAAAGATCCACAGAGGGTGCCACGGTGATCACCGGCAGTGTATCTAATCCAACTTTTATAAGTGGATCGACATTTACGATTCAAACTAGTACAGCAAACAGTTCGACATTGACTTCAGTAGCAACAGTTACTATCAACGGAACAACACCTGCAGCATTTATCAGTGCAGTTAGTGCTGCAAATGTACCTGGCGTAGTAGCCAGTGTAGATTCTGCAGGAAATATGGTATTGACTCAGACATTGGGCGGTGTAATGCAGGTAGTCGATGGTACAAATACACCATTGAATACAGCAGGATTTACAACCTCTATAACCGGAATCAGAGCTAATCCCGAAGGCGGACTAATTCTTAGTAATTGGACTCCGCTAGAATATACTGCCAGTGCTACTGCACCGAGCATTGATCCTCCCGACGGTCGTTACTGGTATTATAGTGCCAGTAATCAAGTTGATATAATGATCAACGATGGAAATGGATGGTATGGTTATAGGAATGTCAGCAATGATGTTAGAGGTTATGATCTCACTGATACAGACCCTGCCGGGCCTATCATAAGCCCAACACAGCCTACGACACAAAGCGATGGTACAGATATTGTTTATGGCGATTTATGGATCGACACTGCCAATCTTGAACTGTATCCATTGATCAAGAGATTTGAAAATGTCGACGGAGTTGATCAATGGGTTACAATAAACAATGCTGATCAGACCACAGAAAATGGTGTTGTATTTGCTGATGCAAGGTGGGACACTGACGGTACAAGTAATGTGGTAACAGATACATTAGCATCAATCAGCAGCCTGCTTACTAGCAACTATACAGATATAGATGTTGTTGATCCTACATTATATCCAGCTGGTATGTTATTGTTCAACACCAGAAGAAGTGGATTTAATGTCAAACAATTCCGTGTTAATTATTTTAATGCCACTGACTTTAATTTTGATACTTGGAGTGGAACAGTAACATATTCCACTGGCGACAAAGTTCTCTATAATACCACATTATATGTGGCTATTGATACTCCACCTGTTGGTACAATACCAACTAACACTAGTTATTGGGGTGTACTTGAAACCAATGCCTGGGTGAATGCCAGTGGTAATCGTGCTGATGGTAGTCCCTATATGGGCCGTCAAGCACAGCGAGCTATAGTTATTGCAGCATTGAAATCAGGCATAGATACCAGCACAAGTATTAGAGAAGAACAACGGCAGTTTAACTTAATTAGTTGCCCAGGATATCCAGAATTGATTACCAATATGGTTGCCTTGAACAACGAAAGAAACAACACCGCATTTGTTATAGGAGACACACCAATGAGATTGCCTGCCAATGGCACCGAAATATTGGCTTGGGCTAATAACACTACTGTGTCCGGTGATGGTTTTGTGATCGATGGCAGCACAGTTGGTGATCCCTATGTTGGTATATTTTATCCCAGCTGCCGTACTACCGATCTTAGCGGAAGTCCAGTAGTGCAACCAGCTAGTCATATGATGATTAGAACAATTATCAGAAACGACGAAGTGGCGTTTCCGTGGTTAGCACCTGCTGGTAGCCGACGCGGTGTAATTGACAATGCCGAGGACATTGGTTATATCAACGGTGCAACTGGGGAATTTGTCAGTATAGGTGTAAATCAAGGTCTACGGGATGTTCTTTATGAAAATCGCGTTAACCCAATTACCTTTATACCAGGCGTGGGCATCACAAATTTTGGTAACAAAACATCTTACGCTGTTACCAGTGCACTAGATCGTATCAATGTAGCAAGATTGATTGCGTTTATTAGAAGTAGACTTGAGACTATTGGTAAGCAGTTCTTGTTTGAACCCAATGATCAAATCACCAGAGATGAAATTAAAAATGCTATTAATAGTCTCATGATTGATCTTGTGGCCAAACGAGGCATCTATGACTTTTTGGTTGTCTGTGATCTTACAAACAATACACCAGCTAGAATTGATGCCAATGAATTATGGGTGGACATAGCGATTGAACCTGTTAAAGCTGTTGAATTTGTTTACATACCGTTGAGAATAAAGAACACCGGCGAAATAGCAGGAGCAGTTAGTACCACAGTTTCAGCAGCCTAACTGAGTCTAATTGGGCAAAAGGGAGACAATGTCTCCCTTTTTATTTGTCCATAACCATTTGGTGCTACCTGAATCCCATATTCTGTTATAGCCTTGAGATATGCGATTTGCAACTTCGGACATGTTTGGGTTGTCTGACTGATTTTTTCTTAGATTAAATCTGTGTATTCTTGGGTGATTTGGTAAGAAATACCAATAGTTAGGAGAACTCAGACTTACAAATTCAAACCCCAATGATTGATATAAATTTCCCATACTCCATCTATTATCTGAGTAACTTATGACCTGGTCGGGGCAAATATCTTTTATAAAAGTCTTAAACAATTTGCTTGCTGCCCCCACAATCGAAAGATTACATTCTGAAGAGAATCGATTTAATTCCCATCCAGTTATTTTTCGTGACAAGTTATTTTTTGAAAAACTCATTGCCGAAACCAATCTATCTTGATAAAATAATCCTAATCTATAATTGCTTCTGCCATTGCCCATTATATGTGTTTCATTAAAGAATCGGCCAGCGGTCTTAGAATCGATATATTTCACTTTGCATTGTCTTGCATAAATTTTGTTTGAAGTTTGGCCAAGAATATGTCTGATTCTGCTTTTTACAATATGTTTTTTTAATAACCATTCGTCTTCGTAAATTTGTATTATTTGTATACCATTATTTTTAAAATGTAGATATTTTTCGTAGTCACTTTTGGGGTTTCTGTTATTTTGTAAGAATACAGATTCACTATGCCAATATAACCCATTATACTCAAATCCTATCTGTTTTGATGGTACAAAAATATCAATTTCCAAACTCTGATATTCTGATCTATAATTAGCACAGCAATCACTGGAAATTGATTGTATAAAATGAAAAAGTTCTTGTTCGCCTTTGCTAGTTTTATTTTTAACAGCTGGAAAACATTTTGGACAGAGATTTGGTCTGAATTTTTCTGTATTAAAATATTGTTTTGTAATTTGAAACTGATGATAACATACCTGGCATTCTAATTCTAAAGCTGTAGCTTTATCAGACAGAATTTTTAATTTTGCAATGTCAACTGCAGCTGAAATTTTTTTCCAACTTTCCTGTTTTTTCTTTTGATTATTTTGTTGTAAAATTTGTCTTAGCTTTTCTTTAGTTTTTTCATTATGTCTGCGACCCAACATAGGTCCTTTTATACCGCGTATTTTTTTGGTTTGTTGTGCCTTTTTGGCACGATCTTGTAATTTGTCTAAATTATCAATGGCATATTTTTTTACACCTAGACTTATTTTTTCTCGTGTTTCATCTGACAACACAGTACGGTGCCTTTGCAGTTCTCCAGAATGATATCTCTGCTCTCTTTTTTTGATAGCTTGATTAATTTTTTCTAGATGTCTACTATCTACTACTTTTTTACCTTTGTTATGTGGAGTTCTTGCTTTGAATAATGCCAGTGTTTCTTCACTATAAAGTGATCCATATTGTTCTTTATATTTTTCACTAGATAAATTATGTTTTCGTAGATGTTGCCATGGTATAATCTTGGCAAAAACTTCTTGACATACTTGACATTTTATAGACATAGCTATCAATCCTTATAAAACTATTTACGCAAATACTTATGAAAATAATCTGTGTAGATAATGATTTTTACCAAGATGCTATAAATAATTAAGTATAGGAGAACATTAAAATGGCCGTTTCATCATTGACAAGAATGACAGTTCCTGTCGCCAGTGACCAAAGTAGCCCAAATCAGGGTCTATTAATGCCCAAACTAAAATATAGATTTAGGGTTATCTTTGAAAATTTTGGCGTCAGTACTCCCACAACAGAATTAACAAAACAAGTAATAGATTTTCGTAGACCCACTGTGTCGTTTGAAGACATATTAATTCCTGTTTACAATAGCACATTAAAGCTAGCAGGAAAATATAACTGGAGTGAAGTCACATGTACATTACGAGATGCTGCCGATGGCAGCATATCTAAGCTAGTCGGTGAACAAATTCAAAAACAAATGGATTTTTTTGAAATGGCTAGTGCTAGTTCAGGAATTGATTACAAATTCACAACACGCTTTCAAGTATTAGACGGCGGTATGGGTAACACGGTTCAAGAGTTAGAAACTTGGGAACTCTATGGTTGTTATCTCAAGCAAGCCGATTATGGTGATATGAATTATGGGTCAAATGAACCAGCTACAATCGCCATGACAATAATGTTTGATAATGCCAACCAAACACCAAGAGGCTCAGGCATCGGCGCGTTAGTAGGTCGTACTTTAGGTGATGTAATCACTGGTGCAGGTACAGTAGAAGCTGGAATTTAAATGGCATTTGGTCAAGATTTTTTACAAGGTTTTATTGGCAGGCAAAATCTTAAAGATTATGCTCATGCCAGTAAGACCTTTCTGACCAATGGTTATGAGTTAGTACCTAAGAATAAATTTCTTTTTCATGTTTACATGAATATCAATACTGCTGAAATTCCAGTATTGAGAACAGTATTTCCACAAGATGATGTCACGGCCATTGGCTTGATGGTCAAAACTATACAACTACCACAATTTCAGCTTGAAGTAGATACATTAAATCAATATAACAGAAAAAGATTGGTACAGAAAAAAGTTAACTACTTGCCTGTTAGAGTGGAATTCCACGATGATGGTGGTAATATAACTCGTAATTTGTGGTATAATTATTTTTCTTATTATTTTAAAGATCCCAATCAACAATATCTAGATGCACCTAACAATAATGGACGCTTGGGTCCATTAAATAGTCCGCCGGGATTTACCTATAATACCAGAGATATCTATGCTGCTCGTAGAGATGTCAATGACTGGGGTTATGTAGGCGAAAGTTATGACCAAGGTAGTGCAGGCGGACCCGGTGGATTCAGTGGCGGAGATGACAGTTCTGGAAAACCTGCATTCTTCAAGGATATCACAATCTATGGATTTGATCAGCATGAATATGCAATGTATGTGTTAATTAATCCAATGATACGCGAATGGAACCATGACAGCTATGACTACAGCCAGGGCAATGGCACAATGACCAACACCATGACGATAGAATATGAAACTGTAAAATATTATACTGGTGCCATTGGTCGTGTTAGACCAGATACAAATGTCAAAGGTTTTGCTGATCCGGCCAGATACGATACAGTACCTAGTGCATTAGCTCGTCCAGGTAGCATTGCCACAGTATTGGGTCAAGGCGGATTATTAGACACTGGCATTGGTATCATAGAAGATTTACAAAGTGGATCGGTGACAGGTATCGTCGGCGCCATACAGAAATCTGTAGCAGCCAGAGATACTTTCAAGGGAAAAAATCTGCGATCCATTGTATCTGAAGAAGCCAAAAATGGTCTCAGTCAAACTTTAAGAAATTTAACGCCGGCTGCAACCAGACAAACAATTGGAAAGTTAGGTGGTTTTAATTTCCCTAGCCCACCCGGTCCGAGATAATTTATGACAACAGTTAATTATGCCAATCCCAAAACTGATCTAACAGTCAGGGTTTTTGATAATTTTTATAATTTTGATATTGATGTTCCGGTTGAGGAATACGATGTAGTTTACAGCTTTTTCCGTAGTGTATTCACCACTGCAGAGGCTGCTGGTAATTTTACAGTTACACTATTTAGAATTGCCGAACAAAGTGGTACTCCGGTATTGACATTATTAAGTCAAATACAAGACCAAAATCAAATACAGATAACTGCAACACTGGCTTATTATCTCAATGGTCTAAGAAGTGGCAGCACATTGTTGGGCTATAGTAATGCTGTAGTTCCTAATTTTTATACTGCCAGAAATGTCAAAGCATGAATAAATGGGCACAGGGAATTTACAAACTGCAAAATCCCGATAAGTATGTTGGAAAAAAGTCTCCCAAATACCGCAGCAGTTGGGAACATGCCTTTATGCGATTCGCTGATACCAATGATAACATATTGCAATGGGCCAGTGAAAGTATTAGTATTCCATATAGAAATCCAGTAACTGGCAAAATGAGCATGTATGTTCCAGATTTTCTAGTAACATACAGAACCAAAGACAATACAGTTCGAGCTGAACTGATCGAGATTAAACCTCGCAATCAAAGTCTAATAGAAGGTCGCATGAATGAAAGACAGCGAGCAGTTGTGGCAGTAAATTATGCCAAATGGGATCAGGCAGTCAAATGGTGTAAAAAACATGGTCTAGTTTTTCGTGTTATCAATGAATCTGATATGTTTCATCAAGGAAAAGGCCGATAAATATCGGTATGACCGATAAACTTAAACAACTATTTGATTTACCCGATGATATACCCGTTGAAGAAATTAAAACACAGGTAGCAGAATCTCAGCAAGTAATAACACAACTTGACCAAGCCATTGATAAAATTGATCAAGCTTTGCCAATGGTCAAAGACCTTGACAACAGCGATAACGAATTAGACGAGCTAGCCAGTCTTGCTCAAGAAAAATTCCAAGATCTAATGGATTTGGGATTTAATGTTGACAGTAGATTTGCTGGAGAAATATTTTCTGTGGCAGGTAATATGTTAGGGCATGCTATTACTGCAAGAACAGCAAAGATAAACAAAAAATTGCGTATGGTAGAATTGCAATTAAAGAAAGCCAGACTGGATCAACAGGCCACAGACGGTGATTCAAATACTAACGTGCCATTGGGAGAAGGACAAGTGTTAAGTCGCAATGAGCTATTAGAAAAGTTATTGGCCGATCGCAGGCAAAATTCTAAAAAAGAATAAATATTTTATAGGATTATAGACCAAATGAAAACATTTCAGCATTACCTAACAGAAAGTCAAAAGACCTATGACTACAGAATTAAGGTTGTAGGTGAGGTCAATGACGGTTTTTTTTCTGATTTAGAAAAGAAACTCAGTCAATTTGACATTGTAAAAATGTCAAAACCCAAGACCACACCCATATTGACTACATTGAAAGATTTTCCCGACGAAAGAAATCAAGCAATTACCAGTGTTGATGTGACATTTAGATATCCGGCCATTGAGCCACAGATACAGCAATTAGCACAGATAATGGGAATGAATCCCAGTTTAGTGAGAATGATTGATCTTCGTTATGATGACAGCATGAATCGTGAAATTGAAGCGATCAATAGTGAAAATAAAGATCTCTTAACTGACACCGATTATCCTGCTAATAATTCAGAACAAAATGAGTTAAAGAAAGATTACAGCACTGGGCCATATGATCACGCAGTGTTGAAAAATGCCTATAGATCAGACTTTACTGTGGCAGGTGGTAAAACCCCCGCAGCAGAAACCACTGACAAGTTGCCGCAAGGTACAGTTAGTCCAATTTCTAACATAAAGAGACCACCAAAACCAGCCACTGGTGCTCAACCACGAGGATAAAGACATGACATTTTTTTACGATTTAAATAAGAAACTTGCTGATATTACACAACAAAAATCAATTATCAACGAAGATAGAACTGTTGCTGTTGAAAGTGAAATTGATGAAGCAAGTTACTCGGCCAAGGCGGCTCGTGCCGGTAAAGACATTGGCAAGCCTGGCAGGAACTTTGAGAAGATTGCCAGGTCAGCAGCTGAGCGTTACGGTTCAAAAGAAAAAGGCGAAAAAGTTGCAGGCGCTGTGCTAGCCAAACTGCGTGCTAAAGAAGATGTCAACGAAGATGACATGGAAGAAGGCAACGAGTTTTCTGGTGAACTGGCCAATGCTCGTGCCACTGGTAAAAAAGAATTTGAAGTAGATGGCAAAACATATCCAGTCAGAGAAGCGCAAGTACGCAAAGGAAAAAAAGGTGATATAGAAACTACTGCCACTGGTCTAAAGCATACACAGCGATATGATGTCAACACTGGCGAAGTACAGGATGATGAAGAAGCAACTGGTCCAGGGCGTCCAACAGGTCCCAAACATACCTATGATGCACCATTTGGAAAAATAAAAGTTCCCGATTGGAAAGGACCGCGAAGTGTACACAAAATCAGCGATGTTGAACCTGGTAAAGAACCAGTTAAAAGAGGTCGTCCTAAAAAAGTCAAAGAAGAACTCGACGACGAAATGATTCATCCAGCAGATCGCGGCGAATATGATCGCGAAGGGGATATGGCGCAACAACAATTAAAAACAGCAGAAGACGCTGCCAACGAATTAAGAAGTATCCTAGACAGCGAAGAAAATCTACCTGAATGGGTACAGTCTAAGATTACCAAGGCTGTGGATTATCTTGATACTGCCCGTGATTATATGGCCAGCAAAGAAAATAGCCCATTGAAAGAAAAAGCTGTTAGTGGTGCACAACAACAAGCTGCTGCTATTGCATTAAAAGCCAAAAGAGAAGGTCATCGTCCCAAGAAAGGAACTGCTTCTTCTGAAATGATGGACATGAGTACTGCTGAATTAGAAAAATTTGCCAAAACAAAAAGAAAAGGTCTACCTAAACATGTAGAGAAAAAAGTTGACGAAACTACAACATCAGGCAGTGTGGCTGTCGGTGATGGCGAAAATAAATCAAAAGGTAAGGCCAAAGGGGTTTCGTTTGGCAAGGGTATCTATGACAGTTGGAATAGAGAATTAGAAAACATTATCTCTGAATCATTGTCTATTACTGTTACACAAAATAGGTCCGAGACTGGCGAAATTGAAAAATCAATTAATATTTCAGCCACAGATGACGATGCAGAAAGAATCGCCGATTTATTGAATTTGGCAGGTATGCATGGTGATGATCATAGTCATGATGACGACCACACCTGTCCGGTATGCGGTCAAGAACCCTGTGGTTGTGCAGAAATGGTCGACGAGAATAAACCAGACTGGCCTACCAACACAGAATACAATGATGATGCATTACAGTACAGTGGTGGTTTAAACCGTCCCAAGAGTACCGGCCAAACCACAGTTCCGGTAATAGCTAGTCAATTGGACAGACAAATGTCTGAAGATGACGAGTTAGCTCAATTGAAAAAAATGCTAGGATAAAATATGAAAAATCTTAGACACTATCTAATAGAAGCAGAACAATGGTATCACAATCCTGCCATAGGTGACAATATTGGCATTGAATTAGAAGACATGACCCTATTAGAAACTTATATTTTGGATCTAGATGAACAGGGTAATCTTCTATTAGATAGTTCAGATGAAATCTATCGTATTCTAGAATCGTGGAACATGTTAGAGGATGAATCCGAAAAAGATGCAGATAATGAAGGCGATGTTGAATTAGATATTGGCTATGATAAAGACATTACTCAAGACACTGACGATGATGAAAAGCCAATAGTTACTACTCCGCCAGAAAGACAAATTTATACAGATCCCAAATTTAAACATCTACGACCTTTGGAATTAGACGAAGCAGAATATCAGGGCCGTAAGGTTCCATTGGGTAAACCCATGCGTGGCGATGTTAAAAAATTTAAAGTCTATGTAAAAGATCCGGGCACCGGTAATATTAAAAAAGTAAATTTTGGGCATGGTGGCACTTCTGCACGACGAGCAGGACAAAAAACTATGAAGATTAAAAAATCAAATCCTGACCGTAGACGCAGTTTTCGTGCAAGACATAATTGTGACAATCCAGGACCGCGCACTAAAGCACGTTACTGGTCTTGTAGAATGTGGTAATAATGAGAGCCAAAGAATTTATTAAAGAGGGTCGTTACGATAGTATAGATGGTAAGTTGCATCCAACATACGACTATGCTAACCCTGGCGCAATTACAGGCAAAGACATCAACAAGTACTATGATTTATATAGAGCAGGAACACTTATGGGTGCCGACGAAACCATGCTTAAAGATTTAGATCCGGCCAGTTGGATTAACGATCAAGCGTATTTTGGTGCGTATACTCAAGTAGAAAAAGAAAAAATTTTAAGATCACTTAAAAAATTAAAATTAAAATCTAAATATCTTATCGAGCCCGGCAGCATGGAATCCCCTGACACTAATATTAAAAGTCCTGTAATAGGGTTTAAAGGGTATCCTCGATGAAATTTTACGAATTCGTTATCGAAAATCTGACAGATGACATATCAACTGCTGATGCTTATAAACAGCAGTTGATTAAAACTTTACCTCAAATGGAGAGACTTTTTAGTCATCCAAGTTTCGACGGATGGCATCCTAGTAAAGAGCAAATGTTAGCAGCAATAGAAACTGCTTACATTGTCATGCAAAGAACAGGTGATGTGCAACAAGCAGGTCGAGCATTAATGGACGAACTTAAGATTTTGTATAGAATGAGCCAGGGTCAAAAAGTTTCTGAATCATTTACAACACAATTTGAACAGCACATCAATGAAAATTTGCGCAAATGGTTTCAAGAAAAATGGGTGCGATTTGGTCCTGATGGTAAAATCCGTGGACAATGTGCACGCGGGGACAGCAGTGAAGGCAAACCTAAATGTCTACCGCAAAGTAAAGCACATGCATTGGGTAAAAAAGGACGAAGGTACGCTGCCAGTAAAAAACGCAGAGAAGATCCCAATCCTGAACGCACAGGTAAAGCTATAAATGTAAAAACTAAAAAAGACTCTTCTGTGGACGAAAACAACAAGCAATATGAAATTCGTCCACTAGATAACGATACAATAAAAAAAATTAAAATAAAATTGCTGACCCACTGGCAATCAAAAGATTTAAAAAATATCCGTATACGGCATGCAGACAATGACATATTTCATGTTATAGGATCCTATCCAATGGGCGAAACAGTGGATATAGAATACCAATTTGATAGACTAGATAGAAAAATCAAATATATTGACAAGACTGTGATAAATGAACAACAGATCTGTCCAGAATGCGGTGGTCCGGCATACAGTAGTTCAATTTTAGCTGAAAAGAAAGATGCCTGTTATCATAAAGTTCGTAGTCGCTATAAAGTTTGGCCTAGTGCTTATGCCAGTGGTGCATTAGTTCAATGTCGTAAAAAAGGTGCAAAAAACTGGGGAAATAAAAGCTGATGAGAGCTCGAGAATTTATTGTTGAACAAAGAGCACAATTACCAGATGTGACTGCTGATCCAATGAAAAATGCTTTTATTATTCCTGGGTTGACCGGACAAGATCCCTATAGAACATATCGATTTGGCGTGGCAATTGCTAGAGCTAGGGGAGAAAAAAGTCAAGATCAAATTTTTGATTCAGAATTCAGCAGCGAAGGTGCATTTGGAGAATATGCAGTAGTTTCTACTTTTGATTCTCAAGACACCGATATAATTGATCAAGCATTGCGAATGACTCATACGCCAGGGGGTAAACATGCTATAGGTTCCCAATTAAGTCAAGAACCTACAACAATAAATAAAACTAGTCCAATTAAAAGTTTTAAAGGATATCCCAAATAATGGCTGAACCAAACCCCTCCCAAGTCTCTCCGTGGTATTTGCGGAACATAAACCAGGCATTAGAATTAGATGAAGCCACTGGGAATGTATTTATTCGAACTAATGCTTCATTGGTTGGTAATGTTTCTGTGGGTAATGTATCAATTAGTTCATTGGGTAACATAGATATATCAGGCACAGAACTACCGGTTATTATAGAGTCTGGGAATGTCACGGTGCTTCAGGGTACAGATCCATGGGTAGTAACAGGTAATGTCAATGTAGACGCTATTACAGGCAATATAAATGGAATTACATCCAATGTCACTATAGTTGATGGTGGAGGATCAATAACTGTCGACGGTAATGTAGGTATTACTGGCACTGCTAATGTTGTTTTGGCCGATGATGCAAATGTGATAATTTCAGGTTTTGCTGGCACTACATCGGATGCATTTGGTCGATTGCGAGTGTCAAATCCGCTGACATTGTTTGACACTAGAACCATGTATTATGATCACAATCAGTTTGCCAGCAATTTAGTGGCTTCGGGTAATGTAGTCTATAACAGCGATTCTAGCACTTATCTTATGAGTGTATCTGGGTCTGGTGATGCAGTATACCGTGAAACTGTAAAAACTTTTGTTTATCAACCAGGTAAAAGTTTATTAGTTCTTAACACATTTTGTGGCAATACTCCTGCATCTGGTCTCACGCAAAGGGTAGGATATTTCAACGACGAAAATGGAATTTATTTTGAAGTCAACGGAACTACTAAAAATATGGTGATTCGTAGTTCTAGTACTGGTTCATTGACCTACGAAACTGTGGCTCAGAGTTCTTGGAATGGTGATCGGTTAGATGGGTCCGGAGGGGCCAATAATCCATCGGGTATTACTCTCAATGTTGATAGAGATCAAATATTTTGGATGGATATAGAATGGCTAGGTGTGGGTTCGGTAAGAGTGGGATTCGTAATCAATGGTGTTTTTTACACATGTCACACTTTTAATCATGCCAATCAGTCTGGAAATGTTACAACTTATATGGGCACTGCTAACTTGCCTATTCGTTACGAACTAATTAGTACAGGTCCTGCAGCTAATCTGCGGCAGATTTGTTCCTCAATCATTTCCGAAGGAGGTTATCAACTGTCGGGTGAACAAAAAAGTGCTGCGCACGATTTTACTCAGGCAGTGTCTCTACCCAATGATGACAGTTTTGTTCCGGTATTTTCTATTAGGCTTAAGAGCACTATGCCTGATGCGATTGTAATACCTGTGACTTGGAGTTTAAGTGTAAGTTCCAATGACATTTATGCATGGAAAATATATCGGCGTGCAGTGACCTCCGGCGGCAGTTGGACTTCAGCCGGTGCAGACTCACCAGTTGAGTATAATATAGCACCTACTGCTATTGTCAGTGGTGATGTAGTAGATGAAGGATTTATTCGCTCATCGAATCAAAGTGTTAGCTCCCCACAAAATCAAGAACTTACATTTGAAAATCAACTTATACGAGATCCATTTAATGGAATTTTTTATGAATTTGTAATTGTGGCAGCTACTACTGGAACTAATCAATCAGCACTCTCTGCTGTTCAGTGGCAACAGATTACTTGAAGGAATATTTAAATGATTAAATTTATTACAATTGCATTGTCTGTATGGTTATCAACTTTACCAACATTGTCAATTGCTCAAAAGCAAAAACCCAGTGTAGTTTATGATGCGGTTATTACTCGTGTCATTGATGGAGACACTGTGGCATTTCACGCACCTTTTTTACCTGATCCATTGAAAAAAGAATTGTCAATTCGAGTATTTGGAGTAGACACCCCTGAAAAAGGTCATAGAGCCAAGTGCCCATCAGAAGCACAACGAGGAGCCGCTGCCACTGAGTTTACCAAGCAATTTATAGCACAAGGAAAAACATTTCAGGTTGCATTAATGGGCTGGGATAAGTTTGGTGGTCGGGTACTAGGAGATGTCATAATTAATGGACAAAGTCTTCGTCAACAGTTGATTCAACGAGGCTTTGCTAGAGAATATTATGGTGAAGCTAAAACAAGTTGGTGCTAGGCTTTTAGCAATGAGAATTAAATGGCAAAAACATCCGAAGAAGTCTTAGTCAAGGCACCTTACAGACGACAAAATTTTACTGATAAACAACTTGATGAATTTTTATCTTGTGCTGATCCCAGTGATGGCCCAGAATACTTTTTAAATAATTTCTTTTATATACAACATCCTACTAAAGGAAAAATGTTGTATCAGCCATTTGAATATCAAAAAAAATTAATTAATACTTACCATAGGTATCGTTTCAGTATATCTATGTTACCAAGACAAACAGGTAAAACTACCAGTGCAGCTGGTTATCTATTGTGGTATGCAATGTTTGTACCAGATTCAACAATTTTAGTAGCTGCTCACAAGTATACAGGCGCACAAGAAATCATGCAGAGAATCAGATATGCTTACGAACTCTGTCCAGATCATATTCGTGCAGGAGTAACAAGTTATAATAAAGGCAGTATAGATTTTGAAAATGGCAGTAGAATTGTCAGTGCAACCACAACAGAAACTACCGGCCGGGGTATGAGTATCAGTTTACTGTATGCCGACGAGTTTGCCTATGTTAGGCCCACTATAGCCAAAGAATTCTGGACCAGTATTAACCCTACCTTGGCCACAGGCGGTAAAGCTATTGTGACCAGTACACCAAACAGTGACGAAGACCAATTTGCTTTCTTATGGAAAGGTGCTAATAAATGTATCGATGAGTATGGTAATACCACAGATTTAGGTATCAATGGATTCCGTGCATTCAGAAGTTTTTGGTGGGAACACCCTGATCGAGATCAATCTTGGGCCGATCAACAAAGAGCAGCATTGGGCGAAGATAGATTCAGACGAGAAATGGATTGCGAATTCATTATCGATGAAGAAACATTAATCGCACCAGCTAAACTATTAGACTTAAATTCCTCTGATCATTTGTATAAAACTGGGCAAGTAAGATGGTTTCGTCCACCGCAGCCTGGGCAAATTTATGTAGTGGGATTAGATCCCAGTTTGGGCACCGGAGGTGATCCGGCTGCTATACAGATATTTGAAGCCAAAACCACCGAGCAAATCGGTGAATGGACACACAATAAAACTCCAATCCCTGAACAGATTAAAATTTTAAAAGACATTGTCAACCATCTCTACGAAATTACCAAGGACGAAAACAGTATCTACTACAGTTTAGAAAATAACACCATCGGAGAAGCAGCACTAATTAGCATTGCCGAACTTGGTGAAGAAAATATCAAAGGATATTTCCTCTCAGATACTTCTGTGGTAACAAATAGTCGCAGATTTAGAAAAGGCTATAATACCACAGCCAAAACTAAGTTAACTGCCTGTGCAAAACTGAAAAATCTAATAGAAACTAACAAAATGAAATGCCATAGTGCAGCATTAATAGGTGAACTTAAAACATTTGTGTCCTCGGGTGTAGGGTATGCTGCTAAACCTGGAGAGAAGGATGATCTTGTAATGGCTACTCTACTGGTTGTAAGAATGTTACAAACTTTACAGACATTTTATGCTGACTTAGATCAACATTTAAAAGACCATGGTGATGTAGTAATAGAACCCATGCCATTTATTGCCATGATTAGATAAATATAATACTATGAGTACCAACAATATTTTACCAAAAGCTCTGCATGATATCTTAGTGACACGAAATTTTGATTTCAAAGAATTAGATTCCTCCACAGGGCAAACTCCCTTAGATGATAACGGTGATATCGATTTTGGTAAGATAGATCTTATAACTTTTCATTATATAGGTCCTTCGGGACGAAATTATGGTACAGTTATTATTACCTTAGACAATGGTAATTTGCAATTGTTTTTTGGTGATAAGTTTGGCAAAACCATGGAGCCTGAGGATAAAAAAGATTGGTTTGGGTCCAACACTTCGCAGGGATTTTTAGAACAACTTAAAAAAATGTCTGTAAGACATAATTTTAGCAAATTTCAGATCAGCAATCCTCCTAAACTTAAATACACAAGACAAGGTATTGCAGCTATCAAACAAGGTATATTAGAAGAAAGTTTTTCTGGCAACAGGAAAATCAGTTATACCAATGAAGCTAGACAGGCCAGATTAATGATAAGACATAGCAGACCTTTAGCCGATGGTCAGCCTAGACATCAATGCATCGAAAGTTTGTTTATTGAAACTGCTGATGGCGAGAGATTTAAATTACCTTTTCGTAAGTTGTCAGGTGGGCGAGCAATGTTAGAACATGTTCGTCAAGGTGGCCGACCCTACGACATGAAAGGTCAACATATTCAGGAAATGGTTGAACAGATAAATGTACTTGCACAATTTCGCAGAGCCAACCAGAACCGCATACTCGAAGGTGATGCCAGTAATTTGGTTTCGGCTGCCGATCAGCATTATACCAATTTGAGAAAAAATCTTAAAGCTATTGCTACACCAAGAGGATATGGGCACTATTTCGAATCGTGGAGCCCAATGAACATCACAGATAACGAAATAATGGTCGAGGACATAAAAAATCTATTTGTTGAACAAACAATAGATCCTAGAATAGAAAATGCCTTGCCAATATTAATGCAAATTAGATCGACCATCAAAGAGGCTGATGATTTTGAAAACTGGGCCGATAATGTCATTGATCCTATTAACAATGATACCGAAGGTGAAAAAGAAGAACTGGTAAATCTGTTACAACAACCCTTAATTGCCGGACCCAATGGAATAGATGCCAGCGAGCAACTCTATGACCTATTACATGACAAAGTGTTGTCCGATATTATTAAAAACTATGCCAACGAAGTAGGACCCGAGGCCAATGTTTGGGAGAGTCCCGAAGTGATGGCTAGACTACATGAATTAAATGTTGTAATACCCAACGAAACTTCTCAACAAGTCGACGAAGCTATTCCGCTTGCTGCAATTGCTGCAGGATTAGCTAGAACCGCTGCACCTTATATAGCTACTCATGCAGCAGGTAAGATACTAGGTCTGGACGACGCACAAGAAAATGCGTGGTTAGAAAGAGTAAAATATCTGGCAAAACCCAAATAATTTTACAATTTTCTCTTGATCAACTAAATAATAACATGTATACTGTTCAACAGTATGCATTAGGCATACACAGGCAAAACATAGGCATATCAAAGGAGAAAAAACTATGGCATCTTTAAAAGAAATTCGTGAACGACTACAGGCAGCTGAACAAAAAAATACCACCAATCCAGGAGCAGGCGACAGCGCAATTTATCCGCACTGGAACATTGAAGACGGGCAAACTGCAGTTGTAAGATTCTTGCCCGATGGTAATGAAAAAAACACATTTTTCTGGGTAGAGCGAGCAATGATTCGTTTGCCCTTCAACGGTATTAAAGGCGAATCCGAAAGTAAAACCATAATGGTTCAGGTTCCTTGCATGGAAATGTTTGGAGAATCATGTCCGGTTCTGACAGAAGTTCGTACTTGGTTCAAGGACGCCAGTCTTAGTGATATGGGCAGGAAATATTGGAAAAAGCGTAGCTATCTGTTTCAAGGATTTGTTCGAGAGAATCCCATGACAGGTGATCGTATTGCACCCGAAAATCCAATCCGACGATTTATTATTGGTCCGCAGATCTTTACTATTATCAAATCAGCACTAATGGATCCAGAGTTGGAGGAACTACCCATTGACTATCAAAAAGGCCTAGATTTTCGCATTCAGAAGGCCAATAAAGGTGGATTTGCTGACTATAATAGCAGTAAATGGGGTCGAAAAGAAACCCCACTAACCGAAACAGAACTTGCTGCCATTGATCAATATGGTCTTTGGGATCTCAGCACATTTCTGCCCAAGAAGCCTACTTCAGTTGAAGTACAGGCCATCAAGGAAATGTTTGAAGCCAGTGTCGATGGGCAACCATATGACATGGAGCGTTGGGGGCAGTATTTCCGGCCGGCCGGATTAATGAATCAATCTGCCAGCTCAGGACAAGTCGTCGAAGATGATGAAGACACTCCCGCGCCGAAGGCAGTCTCTAAACCTCAAGTTCGTGTTGCAGAAACTCGTCCGGCATCACACAATGATGATGACGATGATACACCATTTTCTGCGGATCCACCCAAGGCATCATCTGGTTCACAACGGGCCGAAGATATCTTGGCAATGATTCGTTCTAGACAAAAACAATAATTTATAATGGCATAACTAAGGGCAGCAATGCCCTTAGTTAGTTTCAACATCGTCACAACATAAAGGAAAAACAATGGCAAATCGACCATTTGATGTCAGTAAATTTCGTAAAGAAATTACTAAATCAATTGACGGACTCACTGTGGGATTCCATGATCCCACAGATTGGATCAGCACTGGTAATTATGCACTAAACTATTTGATCTCTGGTGATTTTAGTAGAGGAATTCCCTTGGGTAAGGTAACAGTTTTTGCTGGTGAATCCGGCAGCGGCAAAAGCTATATCTGTGCTGGCAATATTATTAAAAATGCTCAACAACAAGGTATCTTTGTTGTGTTAATTGACACAGAAAATGCCTTGGATGAAGATTGGCTTAAAGCACTAGAAGTTGACACCGATGAAAGCAAACTGCTGAAACTCAGTATGGCCATGATTGATGATGTGGCTAAAACTATCAGCACATTTATGAGTGACTACAAAGTACTACCGCCCGAAGAACGACCCAAAGTACTGTTTGTGATTGACAGTTTAGGTATGTTGCTAACACCTACTGATTTGAATCAATTTGAAAGCGGCGATCTCAAAGGCGATATGGGCCGTAAACCCAAAGCATTAACCGCTTTAGTTCGAAACTGTGTTAATATGTTTGGTAGTTACAATGTTGGATTGTTATGTACTAACCATACATATGCCAGTCAAGACATGTTTGATCCTGATGATAAAATCTCTGGTGGTCAGGGTTTTATCTATGCCAGTAGTATTGTAGTAGCAATGAAGAAACTCAAACTCAAAGAGGATGACGAAGGTAACAAAATTTCTGATGTTACTGGAATTCGTTCGGCATGTAAGGTAATGAAAACTCGATATGCTAAACCCTTCGAAGGTGTACAAATTAAAATTCCCTATGATCAAGGTATGAATCCCTATTCGGGTCTAGTTGATCTAGCTGAGAAAAAAGGATATCTTGTCAAGGATGGAAATCGATTGGCATTTACTACCCCAACAGGTGAACTAGTTAAATTTTACAGAAAAGAATGGGAAGCTAATCTCAATGAATGTCTAGATAAACTCATGGAAAATTTTAATGTAATAAACACAACTACAAATTCATAAAGGAAAATAATATGTATTCAGAATTTGCATCAGAATTATGGTCCGAAATAAAAACATTGGTTAATACTGTCGACAAACAACAAGCAGCTGATGTTTTAGTTTCACTGTTGATTGATTTTGACGAAAATATCGAAGATATTAAACAGGCATTCAAAGGCGATGAACTAGTGAAAAATGCTTTACTATATCACATTGAAGAAGACATCGAAGACGAGTATCAAGACGAAGACGAAGACGATCTCAACAACTATGATGATTGATCATGTGGTACAATAAAGTTGTCAATGATTTAGCAGTGATACCTGACTTTATAGCTTTTTTCGAAAATGAATTAACAGAAAGCAAAAAAGAATGTACCATATATGGTAACTTGGAAAAAAATATTGCCAATTTGCCGGGTATCACAGAACATCGATTTAATCAACTGCAAGAAATTGAGGCAATACTTAACTACCTTAACTTGCAGTTGAGAAAAATCCGTCGTAGACATTTTCAAAAATATCTAGAAAGCTATCCAAGAGCTCTAACAAGTCGAGATGCGGAAAAATATGTCGACGGTGAAGATGAAGTCATTGAATTTGAAACACTAATTAATGAAGTTGCTTTATTACGAAACAAATGGCTGGGTCTTATCAAAGGATTAGAAAGCAAAAACTTCATGCTGGGTCATGTCAGTAGATTGAGAACTGCTGGTATGGAAGATGTTTCTATATAAAATTTAGGATCTAACCGTTTGGTCATAATTACAGTAACTTGCCTAATAAGGACTAAATTGTGACTGCTAAAATAGTATTGGTAACCGGGGGGTTTGATCCTGTTCATTCTGGACATATTGCTTACCTCAAAGCTGCCCGCACATTAGGCGATAGGTTAATTGTGGGCCTAAACAGTGATGAATGGCTGACTAGAAAAAAAGGTCAGGCTTTTATGCCATGGAATGAAAGATTATCGATATTAAATAATCTTTCAATGGTTGATGAGGTCTATACATTTGATGACGATGATGGTTCTGCTAGACAATTTATTCAACAAGTTCGTGCACATTACCCCAACAGCCATTTGATATTTGCCAACGGTGGCGATAGAACTAAAGACAATATTCCCGAAATGGATGTAAAAGATAATAATCTTGAATTCATATTCGGTGTAGGGGGTGATGATAAGAAAAACAGCAGCAGTTGGATTTTACAGGAATGGAAAAATCCCAAAACACCGAGACCCTGGGGATATTATAGAATACTGCATCAAGAAGGCCGCAATGTCAAAGTCAAAGAACTTGTTGTCGAGCCTGGAAAATCTCTCAGTATGCAACGACACCGTGATCGCAGTGAATTTTGGTTTGTCAGTCGTGGTCAGGCCACTATCTATACAATCAATAAGTCGACTGATTTAGAATTGGTCGATCGACTATCAGTATTTGAAAATACCTGGATACATGTCAACGAATGGCACCAATTAACCAATGAAGAATCTACTGCCTTACATCTAATAGAAATACAATTTGGCGAAAATTGCGAAGAATCAGATATAGAAAGGATGGGACGGTGACAATTCCTGTTTTTATAGGTTTCGATCCTAGGGAAGCAGTGGCCTTTCATGTCTGTGTGAATAGTATAATTAGACATAGTCAACAACCAATTGCTATTCACCCATTGGCGCTAAATCTACTTGACAATTATCAAGAATCGCATAGTGATGGTAGCAATCATTTTATCTATAGTAGATTTCTAGTGCCGTCATTGATGAATTAT